GGTTTTATCGCGGGCTCTCAGAACGGCCCTGCGGCTCCGCTCGTGGCCAATACGGGCGGCGCGTGCAACCTCGTCGGCAACTTCACGACCACGCCTCAGTCCGTGCTCTTGAACGCTACGCTGACGCAGATTCTTGGCGCGGGTGCGTATCTTGCGGACAACTCGGCCCCGGACAACAAGCGCAAGGTGGTTTGGGACCAGTGGTCCGAGGCCCGTATCGTCGGCTCGCTGACTGGCTTGTTCAACCCTGCTTCGGCAATCGGTGAACAGTACAAGTCGGGCAAGATGAAAAATGCGGTGGGATTCGACCACTTCATGGATCAGACGGTGCTCAAGCACACCACGGGCAGCTTTACCGCTGGCACCGTGAACGGCGCGAATCAGACCGGCAATACGCTCACCGTGAACGCTATCACGGGCTCGCTCAATGTTGGCGATATCATTAGCGTTGCGGGTGTGAATTCGGTCAACCGCGTCACAAAGCAGACGACTGGCAACAGCCGCCAGTTCGTTGTTACCGCAGCGGCGGCTTCGGGTGCAACTTCGCTTAGCATCTACCCGGCAATCGTCCCCCCGAACGCCACGACCGGGAGCGCGGTGCAGTACCAGACCGTTACGGCCTCGCCAGCTAACAGCGCTGCAATCACCATGTGGGTTGCCCCGAACACGACTTACCGCAAGAATCTGGCCTACGCCCCCGAAGCAATCACGATGGCTACGGGAGAATTGCCGTTGCCGCCGAATGTAGATGCGGCGCGCGCGCAGTACGATGGTATTAGTTTACGAATGGTTAACCAATACATCGTCGGCACGGATCAAGAAGCGCATCGGTTGGACTGCCTCTACGGCGGCCTCGTCACAAGGCCCGAATGGTTAGTCTGCATAGCTGATGCGCTTTAGACTTGACGAATACAGAGCGGCCCAAAGTATAGGGCCGCTCAACGTATAGGCTTGGTACTGTGAGGAACGGATGAGCGCTTATGTTTATCAGGCTTTCCCCAAGTGGGTGCATCCAGAGGGCCAAGAGCCCCGGATCGTTCATACCCGCGTCGAAGAGGACATTGCGCTCGGCCGCAGGCCCCCGGAGAACGTAGACCCCGACGCTTGGGCGGATGAAGTAGCCGAGACGGCGGTAGCGCTGGACAACACGCTTTTGTCCGCGGCTGCGGCTCCCCGCCGGGCTCGCGCCCGCCGCGCGTCCGAATAGCGGAGCCCCGAAATGTCCATCAGCACCGCAGGCGACTTGATCGCGCTGGCCCTTAAAGACTCGGGCGTAACGGGCGCGGGCCAAACGCCGCTTGCGGAGGACAGCAACGACGCGCTGACGCGCCTCAACATGATGCTTAGCCAATGGAACCGGCGCCGCTGGGTAATCTATCACCTTGTGGACTCATATCTGCCCGCCACGGGTGCCCTAGCCTACACGGTCGGCATCGGCGGGAACTTCAATATCCCCCGGCCTGCCAAGATCGCAAGCGCCTTCATGCGCATGACGCCGGGGCCGAATGGCCAGCCTTCCTCTGCGTCCGTAGACTATAATCTCGATATTATCGAAGCGCGCGAAGACTGGAACAAGATACAGGCCAAGGGTATCAACTCGTTTTCGAAGTACTGCTTTTACGACGCGGCTTTCCCCCTCGGCAACTTGTACTTCTGGCCTGTCCCGCCGAACATTTACGAGCTGCACATTTCGACGCTGGACCAGCTCGCCCAGTTCATGGCGCTGAACCAGCAAATCAACTTGCCGCCCGAGTATTATGCGGCGCTGTTCTACAATCTGCAGCGCGTCTTGCGCATGGCGTACCGGCTCCCGCCCGATGAGGACATAAACGGCGAGGCGCGCGCGACGCTGGCGACGATCCGGAACGCAAACACGCAGATTCCGAGGCTATCGATGCCAGCGGAGCTGCGCTCGCGCGGACGCTACAATATCTTCTCCGATCAAGGGTAGGCCATGGCCCGCGTTGAACTCAGTTCTGGCGCGTATCAGGCTCGCTCGGTTATCGCGGGTGCGCAGCGCAGCGTCAATCTCTACCCGGAGAAAAACCCCGACGACTCCCAGGCCCCCGTCTCGACAACTACCTATGAGACGCCGGGCCTGCGTGCGCTTACGCAGCTGCCTGACGCTTCGGTTGTGCGCGGGCTGCACCGGGCAACGAACGACGAGCTATACGCAGTATGCGGCGGCTCTGTGTATCTCGTTAGCGCAGGCTTTGGCTATACGAAAATTGGGTCTATCCCGGCGCATGTGCTCCCCGTTTCGATGCGCGACAACGGGCTATGCCTCTTGCTCGTGGACGGCTCGGCTACCGGGTACGTCGTAGATTTGACGGGGTCGTCGCGGACGCTGCAGACGATCCAGGACACGAACTTTCTGGGCGCGGATAAGGTAGACTACATTGACACTTTCTTCATTCTGCAAGTCCCAGGCACCGCGCAATTTTATCTGTCTCTGTCGAACATTACCGCAGCCATGGCCGTTACGCCGGGCGCGGGTGCCGCGTTCAACGCTCTGGACGTCGTGTCGAAGACGGGCGGCGCGGACGCCATCTCGTCCCTGATTTGCGTGCATCGCGAAGCCTGGATCGTCGGGACGCGGACGAGTGAGGTGTGGGTTGATGCGGGAACGCCGGACTTTGCGCTCGCAGCGCTCCCCGGCGCGTTCATCGAACACGGTAGCGTAGCCAAGTATTCCCTGGCAGCGCACGATAATTTCCCCTTCTGGCTGGCTCAAGATAGGGACGGCCAGGGCGTTGTTGTCATGGGCGCGGGCTACAACGCCAAGCGTATTTCGACACACTTCATTGAGCAAGAGTTTTCCACCTATGCGACTTTGGCGGACGCAATCGGCTATTGCTACCAGAGCCAGGGGCACGGCTTCTATGTGCTGGCGTTCCCGACGGCTAACGTAACGTGGGTTTACGAGCTGGCCTCCGGGCAATGGCACCAGTGGGCGTCTATCGATGTAAATGGCGCGCTCGGCAGGCACCGCTCAAACTGCGCTGTGTCGGCCTTTGGGCTTAATCTCTGCGGCGACTACCAGAACGGTACGATCTATGCGATAGATCCAGAAGCGTATACGGACGCGGGGATGCCGATCCCGCGCATTCGCACCTTCCCCCACATGCTCGCTAACGGGCAGCGGGTTAGCTATAAGAGCTTTATTGCGGATCTGCAATCTGGCCAGCTTCCGGGCGCACAGTTTCGTGTACCGCCGCCCGGGGGGAACCCGGATTTCAACACGGACTTTAACGCGGACTTCGCGGCGCTCCCGCAGGGGCTGCGGCTACCCTTTGTGAGCCTGCGGTGGTCCGATACGCGCGGCGCGTCATGGTCTAGCCCTTTACGCCAGCAATTCGGCGCGACGGGCCAGTACGGAACATCGATCAAGTGGAGCCGCTTAGGTATGGCCCGCGACCGCGTGTTTGAACTTTCATGGTCTATCCCCGCGCCGACGGTGCTTAACGGCGCATTTGTCGAAATAGAGGCCTGCGAAACATGACCGGGTTTCCATCCGAACGCGCGCCAATTGTGGACGATTCCGGCCAGCTTACGCCCGCATGGCACCGCTTCTTCGCCTCGCTCGTCCAGGGCGCGCAAGCTGCCAAACCGCAAACCGTTGGCCCGTCGCCCTACCCGTTCACCGCGCCGGCCGCGGGCTCGCTCGTGGTTTCAGGCGGCACCGTGTCCGCGATCGCGCTCACGCGCGGCCGCGTGACAGTGGACCTCGGCGCGGTATCCGGGCACTTCCCGGCGTCCACGGGGGACAAGTTCACCCTCACCTATTCTGTTACCCCGCTGGTAACGTTTTTGCCGGGATAGCCATGCAGCATTCGCCCTTCATAGTACTCGGCCTACCCCGCTCCCGCACAGCCTGGCTCGCGAAGTTCCTGTCTTATGGCGGGTTTCATTGCGGCCACGAGGAACTGCGGCATATGCGCAGCCTGGGCGACGTGCGCTCCTGGATTGCGCAGCCGATGACAGGGACGGCAGAGACGGCGGCGGCACCGTACTGGCGCTTGCTGAGTAAGCTAGCCCCAGAAGCCCGCGTCGTCATCGTGCGGAGGCCTGTAGAAGCCGTTGTCGAAAGCCTCACGAAGATTGAGACGTTCGGCGTCGGACAGTTCGACCGCGAGACGCTTACACGTGCGATGAAGCGCGGTGAGGCCAAGCTTAAACAGGTAGCGGCACGCTGGCCGGGGGCGCTTCAAGTGGACTTCACGGCCCTTGAGAACGAAGAGACTTGCGCGGCGGTGTTCGAGCATTGCCTACCCTATAAGCACGATTCTGCGTGGTGGCGCTACCTCGCCCCCGTGAATGTCCAGTGCGACTTCCCGGCATTGATGCGCTACGCGCGGGCTTACGCTCCGCAGCTGGCCAAGCTCGGGGAGACGGCGGCCTACCAGATGCGCGCGGACCTCGCGGCGCGTGAACAGCCCGAGCCCGACGGGATGGCGCTTCAAGAAGAGAGCTTCGACGCGTGGAAGCGCGACGGCGTCCGGCTCTTTGAACGCCACTGCGTCGCGGGGGGCGAGGCGCCCTCCGCGCATGGGGCCAAGCATTGGGATTTGATGGGCGAGATAGCGGCGCGCGGCGACATGCAAATTGTCACGGCGCGGAGCAACGGCCGGATGTTCGGCTATCTGATGACGATCCTTTCGCCATCGCTCGAAGACCCCGGCCGGCGCTCCGCTATCCAGACAACGTTCTTTGGCGACGAGGCCGTGCCGGGTATCGGCACGCGGTTGCAGCGGTTTGCGCTTGCCAAATTGAAAGCGCGCGGAATTGATGAAGTGTTCTTTCGTGCGGGGCCTCGGGGCTCGGGGCCAAAAATGGGTGCGCTGTACCGGCGTTTAGGTGCGGAGCCCGACGGCGGCATCTACCGCTTGACATTCGAGGGTGCATAGATGGGTTTGGCAGCGGGGATCATAGGCGCGGGCGTACTTGGTGCAGGCGCTACGGTGTACGGCGCCACGAAGGCCGCGAACGCTCAGACTTCGGCCGCAGCAAACGCGACGAACGCCCAGACGCAGATGTTCAACACGACGCAAGCGGGGCTCGCGCCGTTCAAGAATGCGGGCCAAAGCGTTCTTCCCCAGCTAACACAGATGGCGCAGAATGGCTTTAACTTCGCGCCCACACAAGCCCAGCTTGAGCAGACGCCGGGCTACCAGTTCAATCTCAGCCAGGGCGAGAAAGCCGTTACGAACAGCGCGGCGGCGCGCGGCCTTGGCACCTCAGGCGCGGCGCTGCGCGGCGGCGCGGACTATGCGTCCGGCCTGGCCTCGAACACCTATCAGCAGCAGTTTACGAACGCGTTGCAGCAATACCAGAACAACTTTGGGAACCTCCAGAGCATCGCTAGCATGGGCGGTAACGCCGCGGCGGGTATCGGGAACGCGGCGACTTCGACGGGCCAGAGCATCGGGAACAATCTCATTGGTGCGGGCAACGCTACGGCAGCGGCGGACATGTCGATGGCGAACGGCGTGGGCTCATCCGCGAATAACACGATGCTGAATTACATGCTGGCGTCCAAGTTCAATTTGGGCGGCATGGGCGCTGCGGCTACGCCCGCCGCAACCGCATAGGAGCGCGCGATGCCTGTTGACACTTCTATGTACGCGCAGCAGCCGCAGGGCAATAATTTGCTCACGGCTATGCAGGGATTCCAGGGGCTTGCCAACGCGGGAGCCCAAAACGACCTGATGCGGCAGGGGCTTATCAATGCCCGGTCGCAAAACGCGCTCATCGGCCAAGAGACTGCGAACGCTGGCGAACAGAACAAGATTCTACAGCAAAGCCAACAGCTGCAGCGGCTGAATATCACGCAGCAGCAAGCGCAAACGCATCTCCAGCGCCTCGGGCTCGTTGGGCAGAAGCTTGCCGAGGTCTACGGGACCGACGGGGGCCAGCCTACGTCAAAGCATATCATCGATGGCGTTTCGGAATTGATCGCGCACAATCCGGGCGTCTTCGACAAGGACTTCGCGGCGCAAGCACTGTCCGATATCCCGAGCGAAGCGGACGTGGCCAAGAATCCGAATGCGGTCAAGCAATGGCTCATCGCGAAAGCGTCCGTCACCGACCAGGCGCGCGCGGCCCTCGAACCTCTTATGCCCCAGGGCCAAGCCGTGGACTACGGCCAGGGCAAAGTCGTCATTGACGCCAACGCAAAGACCAATCCGGGGCTTATTGGCACGCGCGTCCAGAACGGTCTTTCGCCAGCCGACGCCGCAAGCGAAGCCGTAATTGGCTACGACGCCCAAGGAAACCCGGTCCGGGGGACCAAACAACAATTCGTTACGCGGGCGCAGGGCGGGAACCCGAATCCGGGAGGCGGTGCCGTTGCGCCTGGGACGGTCACGCCGGGCGGCGGGAGCGTTGCGGCCAACCCAGGGCTTATTGACGAGGTTATGGGCGCTGCAAACCCGCAAGCGGCTCAAGCTGCGACGGCTCGGCTCGGGGCTATGGCTGCACCGCAGGGCAGTCCTGCAGGCATTCCAGTCCCCAGCGGCTCCGCGGAAGCTAACGCGGCTCTGGCTGGTGCCAGCGCGCAGCAGGCGGCGGGGCTGCAGAACGCGATCGCGCGCTCGCAAGAGCGCAAGGCTATGCTGTCGAACCTCGAAGACCTTTCGGCCAAGTTCACGGGCGGTCCGATGGCTGCAGCGAAGAACAAGGCTATTGGCACCTTCAACGAGTTTACGCACGGCGCTATAAACATACACCCGGAAGCCGTGGCTTCGCAGGAAGAGTTCAAGAAGATCGCGACGCAGCTAGCCCAAGAGCAATACGCCAGCATGGGTGGCACTGGCTCGTCAGAGCACCTTGCAAGCGCGATGGCCTCAAACCCGAACGAGGCGCTTTCGAATAGCGGCACGCGTAAAATCGTCCAAATGCTGAAAGGCAGCGAAGACGCGCTCGCGGCGAAAAACGATGCCTGGACCGCGTACAAAAAGCAACACGGCGGTGCTGCTTCCTACGGCGACTTCCAAACCGGGTTCAACCAGACGTTCGAGCCCCGAGCTTACCAGCTCCAGCACATGACGCCGGCCGAGCGCACCGAAATGTTTCACGGCATGACGATCAACGAGCGCAAGAGCGTCTTAGACGCTGCAGCGGCGATACGCGCGCGCGGCGGCCTTAAGCCTGGCCAGGAAGCCTTTACGGGTAACGAGGGGGCGAAGTGACCGATTACGAACAACTCGCCAAAGACTACGGAATCGACCCCGCGCTAGTCAAAGACGACGGAAACCCGCCGGCCGAGGGTATCCCTACGCCCGCACTGAAGGCCCCGGCGTCCGCGATTCCCCCGCGTTCGGGGCTGTCGGAAGCGCATATCAAGACGCTGAAAGACTTGGGCGTCGACCCCGCGAAGCTCAATCAGACGGAGCTTACGCTGGGCCAGCGGGACGTGATTACGCGCTGGGGCTTGGACCCCCGCAAATTCAGCTACACGACCGCGCCCGAAGAAACCGAACACGGCTTGCGCGACCCCGCGACCGGGGAGCTTGTTGTCGCCGGCAAGCCGCCAGGGGCCGCTGATTCTACTTGGGGACCGTTGCACGCTGTCGCGAATGGCCTGGATCTGGGCTTTGGCCCTGAGGTTAGCGCGGCGGTGCAATCCATCAAGCCCGGCGCGCCCGCAGGTGCCTACGATCAAGCCAAAGCCCGGTACGAAACAGACCGCGCCAGCTATAACGCCGAGCACCCCGGCTTAGGCCTGGGCGGAGAGCTGGCGGGCAGTTTGGCGACCACAGTTCCGCTTATGCTCGGTGGCGGGGCCGCAATAGGCGCTGCAGGCCGCGCAGCTACGGAAGCGGCGCCAGCGCTTGAGGCGTTAGCCCCGGCCGCTAGATGGCTTACCGGCCAAGGCGGCGGCGCGACTGCGGGCTCTAATCTGCTAATGCGTCTCGTGGGTGGAGCATCCCGCGCGGGCTCCCTCGCATCAGGTGGTGCGGTAGCCGGCGCCACAAACGGCCTTTTGACGCACGGGTTATCGGACGAATCTTTGGCCCACGATCTAGGCGCGGGCGCTGCGGTGGGCGCGGGCTTGGGTGTTGGTTTGCCCGCGCTCGCGGGAGCCGCGGGCGTAGGGTATAGGCTAGGGCACGCGGCTACGGACCCCTTTTTTGACGCAGGCCGGGAGGCGCTCGCCAACAACGCGTTGTACCGCGTGTCCGTCGACCCCGCACGCGCCGGTACAATCCCCGCCAATCTGATAACTGGCGCGGATGAAAAAATTGCGGGGTCAGTTCCGACGCTCGCCCAAGCAACAGGTAACCCGGCGTTGGCCGCTACGGAGCGCGCGCTGAGGGGCGCATCGCCCGAGTTTAATACGCGGTGGACCGAGCGGGACCAGGCTAACAAGCTGGCCCGTAAAGAAGCCATGGATACGCTAGAGGGTGATCCGGAAACGTTGAACGTGCTGCGGCAAGAGCGCGATAACGAGGCAGATCCGCTACGGAAGTACGTTATGAACACTGCGGGCAGAGGGAACCCGAGCGGCACGGTGGACACTATAGACCGGCTGCTACAAAGTCCCGCCGCGCAAGAGGACGCGGTGAAGAATGCGTTGAACGCCGTCCGGAAAAAGCTTGTAAAGCAGGAGATAGACCTGCCGGACGGCTCCCCCTTGGGGCAAAAGCTTCGCGTTCTCGAGGATGACCCCGAGCAACTCTACGGCATCCGGAAGGCCATAGGGACGCTAGAGGGGCAGACTTCCACGCGGCCAGAGCACAATTTTCAGCTAGCCGCCCGCCAGTTGCACGACGTGAAAGCGAGTCTCACGGACGACATTGAAGCTGCGGCGCCGGGTTTCAAAGACTATCTAGCCAAGTATTCCGAAATGTCCCGGCCTATCGATGTGCAGGAGTTCCTGCAGCGCGCGAAGACTAGCGACTCGGACACTAATGTTACCAAAGGGCTAACCAACCAGCTTATAGACACGATCAAGCGGGGGCAGGCGCTCCCCGGCGCTAACCGAGCCAAGGCGTTTGGGCCCGAAGAAATGGCGGCGCTGACTAATTTGCACGCGGACTTGCGGCGCAGCGGGAATTCGCTCCTGGGTAAAGCCGCGGGCTCGGACACGCACCAGAACATAGCCACGAACAACCTGCTAACTAACTACGGGTTGCCCCTTGGCCTGATTGGGTCCGTCGCTACGGGCAACCCGTGGCTGGCTCCTATAGGCTGGGCGGCTAACAAGATATACGCGTCGAAAGACAAGCAGATATTCCAGAAAGTGGCTGATATGATGCTGGACCCGTCTACGTCTTTAAGGGCGCCCGTGCAGCGTGGGGTTTCATGGAGTCGTGACGTAGCCAGAGCTGCCCCATTAACGATCCCGGCTGGCACGAATATCAATCATATACTGTCTTTGCAGGCGCCTGCAGTGGATGATAGTGCGAACTACCGTCCACAGTAGCAAGAACGCTATGGATGCCCCGCGCGGGTACGGAAAAATTTGGGATGCATAGGCGATGGCGACGAGAATGACGGCGTTAACGGGGTGAAAGCCGAAGCTGCAAAACAGGTTGCCCATTGCGGCTAAGATGCCAGCGCATAAGACGCAGACGTACACGCTAACCGGATCGATTTCCATTTCAAGACTGCCTAGGTTCGAGGGATAGACGGAATGAAACCGCTAACGCATAGGCTTACTTTTTGGCTGGCTTGCGCACTAACGGCCCTGACAATCGGGGGCTTGTTTGGCGCGAGCACGGGCAATGCGGCTACCCTACTTCCGAACGGTAAACAAGTCTTCTTGTCCGCGAACGGGACGCCGTTGAGCGGCGGATACGTTTATTTCTACATTCCGGGCACGTCGACGCCAAAAGACACGTATCAGGACGCGGGCCAGACGATCCTCAACACTAACCCGGTCGTGCTAGACGCTGCGGGATCCGCGCTGATTTACGGCTCTGGGGCTTACCGGGAGATAGTAACCGATTCGGCGTCAAATCAAATATGGGACCAGCTTACGGCTGACACGTCCGCGTCCGGCATCGCCTGGGGCGGCACGTCTACGGGCTCCGCGAATGCCCAAGCGGTAGCCGCAGCGGCCTTTGCCCAGACGAACGGCTCTATTTTGTACTTCCGGGCGGGCTTTACAAACACCGGGGCTACCACGCTAAACGTCAACAGCACGGGGGGGCTGCCGGTCTACGCAGATACACCGTCGGGGCCTCAGGCGCTTAGCGGAACCGAGCTAGGCGTGGGGGACTATGCGGGCGTAATTTACGACAGCACCCTCGGCGCATACCATCTGCTCGCCCCTACGTCTGTGCTCGGCTCCGCAAACACGTGGGTACAAGCGCAGACAATGCCGCGCGCGACAATCACGGGAGCCTTAACGGTTGGCGGCGTCTCGCTAGGCGGAATGGCGACGCTAACCGAAATGGCTACGCCCGTAACGCCAAGTGCGGGGACCGTGGGGCTATACGGGTACGCGGGCGACTATCTCGCCTCGCAAACACCCGGCGGCGTGCAAAGGCTATTCGGCAAAGACCCTACCGTGCAGACGCTTACCTCGGGGACTTCCTACGTTCCGCCGGCAGGGGTTGTCCGCATTCGGGTGCGCATGGTGGGCGGGGGCGGGGGCGGCGCGGCC